GGTGTGGAGGAACAAGAGTTGAGTATTGGATTGTACAGCCTGCATAGATGTCTAACCGATATCGTTCCACATTATCATTGGGGAGTAGCACTCCTGCCTTCACTAACACTAAGTCAATAGCTTTAGATGGTGTGGATGACTATGTAGGTTTGGGAAATAGTACATCACGAAAAGTTCAAACATTAACAATGTCAGTATGGGTAAAACCAACAGCATTCGCAAGAGATGGAATTGTATTAAATGGTCATACAAGTTATGGTAATCAAGGTATAGAAATTTATTGGTCATTTAATACATTTACTCTAAGAATAAATGGATTATTTTATGGATTAGGTTCAGGGAATGGGCAAAATAATTGGACACATATTGCTATTGCTTATAACGGCAACACCTTGAAAAGAATGACAAATGGAGTACAATTTTCAGATGTAGTTGTTGGTGCAACAATTAATTACACTAACTATAACGGATTGATACTTGGCAGAAGTCCTTATGGTTTTCATATTGGAAACATTGATGAGTTTGCTTTTTGGGATTCAGACCAATCTGCTAATTTTAGCACAATATATGGAACAGGTGTACCTAATGACATTAGTAGTCTTTCACCTTTGAATTGGTATCGTTTTGAAGGTAGTGGAACAACTGCAACAGATAGTGGAAGTGGTGGAAATGATGGAACCTTAATAAACGGAGTAACAAGAAGCACAGATGTGCCAACATAAAAACAAATAAAAAAATGAGTACAAAACAAGCAGAAACATACGCAACAATTAACATAGCAGACTTGCCATTAATTGACTTTGCGCAAATCGGAGAAACTGACGAAAACACGATTCGCAAATCCTTAGACGGATTGCAATTCGTAATCAAGTGGAACACGGAACCAAGCTTTATAGCAGACGGAAGCGTTACGCCTTTAGAAGTAATGACACACGACCAAGCTTTAGCGCTTATGGCTAGCCCTGAGTGGAGTGAACCAATTCCTGTGGAGAGATAGTAAAAAATAATCGTACCTTTACAGGTATAAATTAAAAAAATGCAAGTGACAGGATTTCAGATCGGTTTTGATGCTTTAATTTCTCTGCTTTCGGCAGTGACAGGAGCCCTTACCGTGTGGTACAGCTTGAAGGGAAAGGTTGAGATTCAGCAGGTAGTTTTAGATAACCTTACTTCGGAAATGGACGATATTAAGACACACAAGAAGGAGGGTAATATTTTATTGCATAAGAGAGTAGATGACCTTAAGGGACAGGTTGAGAGAAACAGGGAGAAGAACGATGCCTCTCTGGCAGAGTTAAAGACCGAGATGGGAGCGATGGAGTTAAGAATTATCCAGGCCATTCATGCGATTAAGAAATAGTTGCCTTCTATTAGTAATTTTATTTGTAATCTCTTGCACTCCGCAAAGAAGGTTCACTAGGCTTATAGATAGATATCCGCACCTAATCACCACAGATACCGTTACGATGATAGACACAGTAACAGCAACCATACCAAGTATTGTTCATGACACAGTTATCAACGAACACTTCTTTCATGAGATAACAAAGGACACGCTTATACTAGAGAAGGACAGGTTGACCGTAAAGATATTTCACGACACCGTCACCAGAGAGGTATATATAAAGGGCGAGTGCGACACCGTGACAATAGAAAAGATTGTAGAGAGAAAGATTCCTGTTAAGTACTACGAAAAGACTCCGCTATGGAAGAAGGTTATGAACTGGTTGATATTTGCAGCCATAGTTTATGGAGTCTTTAGATTAGTTATATTTGTAAAAAAAAGATATGAAAAATAGATTGTTCTCAAACTACGTAACAACCATATTAGGATGTTTAATTTTAATATTTTGTGGCGTAATGATTTACACTGAAAAGGAAACAACAGAAGGAATGGCAGGATGGCTTGCTGTAGGTCTAATGTTCCTAAGATCAAAAGACAGCTTGATAGCACTACCTGCTAAAGAAAGATAGATGGGTGTAGTGCTTGTAATAATTGCAGCGTATGTTTCTGCCTCATTAATAATTACAGTATGGAAAAGATAATTACATGTCCCAACTGCAACACGAAGTTTGATATGTCTATAAAGCCTCACGCTTACGAATCAAAATACCTATGGATATTTGACAACGGGCATGGTGGTGTTATTGATGGTGTTTATCAGACATCGGGTAAGAGATCTCCAGTATGGCCAGATGGTGAAGTTTTGTATGAGGGAGAGTTCAACAGGGCTATTGTTAGTAGGTTAATGAAAATGTGCAAGGCAAACAATATTGACTGTGTAGACCTAGTAGACACTCAAGAGGATATTCCGCTAAAAGAAAGACCTAAAATGGCTAACAAGATAGCAAGGTCTTCTGATAGGCCATGTATATATGTTAGCATACATGCCAATGGTTTCACTGATGAATCTGCAAACGGGTGGGAGGTGTTTACATCTCCAGGTGAGACTAAGTCAGACCCTATAGCCACAGTTCTTTATGAGAAAGCTAAGGCTGAGTTTCCTGAAAGAAAAATGAGGCCATCAATGGGAGATGGAGATCCTGATAAAGAAGAAAGGTTTACCGTTCTTACGGATACATCTATGCCTGCTATACTATCTGAGAATTTTTTTATGACAAACTACAGAGAGTGTCACGAGATACTTATGAGTGAGTCTGGTAGAGACAGGGTCGCTAAGATACATTTTCAAATGATTCAACAATTGGAGAACAGCTAAGAATAATTTAGCTATATTTGTATAAATAACAAGACATGGCAAAGATAGATTCATATTCAACAGCTACACCGACAGAGAATGATCTCTTGCTTGGATCCGATTCAGACGCTTCTAATGCTACAAAGAATTTTACTGTAGGGGCATTAAGGGATTATATGATAACGTCTAGCGTTCCAGCGACTGCAACTTCTGTTGGAACTGCTGGTACACTTGCGTATGATTCAAGCTATCTATATGTTTGTGTAGCCACAAACACATGGAAGAGGGTTGCCATAGCTACTTGGTAGTAAATTAAATTAAATGAAAAAAATTGAAGAGGATGAGCTTGAGAAATTAATCGAGCTCAATAAGAATTACAGGGACCTTAAGTTTCAGATAGCTGACATTGAGATCACCTTCGAAAGATTAAAAAATCAAAAGATAACGTCCATAGCCAACCTAGAGATGGGAGCACATGACCTGGCGTCGTACCAGAAAGAAATTTCTGAGAAGTACGGAGATGTAGACATAAATCTACACACAGGTGAATATAGTTAGAAAGATATCCGTAGGTCCTGACTACATGAAGTGCATGCACTACGTAGTAGGTCAGGAGGTTCTTGGAAGGAGCTACACAATAGACTCTATAATACAGGATGATTCATCCATATGTATATATATACGTAAGGATGACGAGATTGTTAAGTGGAAGGAGTTTAGCTCTACCATGCCTGTATCTATAGAGTTTAAAATAGACTTCTGATGACATCTCCATACTGCTTCGTTATAAAACCTGTCGACGGAAGGCGTTATGACAATATACGGGATTATGGAGGGAAGGAGTTTGTGATAAGCACATCCCAGGAAGATCACACCGTATCAAACAGATTTGCTGAGGTTATATCAAGACCTACATACTACAGTGGACCAATACAAAAGGGAGACATAGTTATCGTGCACCACAACGTGTTCAGGTACTATTACGACATGAAGGGGAAGCAGAAGAGTAGCTGGCACCATGTCATGGATGATATATTCATAGTGGAACCCAGTCAGGTTTATTTATATAGAAGAGATGAGGTATGGAATGCACCGTCTCCTTTTTGTTTCGTTAGACCTATAGACTCGGAGGATCATATGTTCACTCAGCTAGGCAACTTAGAGCAGTTGTGGGGTGAGTTGGTTTTTAAGAACAATGATATAGACTACGTGGATCATGGAGACATTATATCATTCACCCCAGATAGCGAGTATGAGTTTAGGATAGGAGAGGAGATACTATACAGGATGTACAACAAGAATATATGTCTAAAAAGGTAGAAATATTACAGGCGGCCAAGCTGGCCATAGATGAGTTGATTAAGGTCTTAAAGGAGCCTATCATTACGCATGCAGAGGATGATATAAGTGCAGATAAGATGAAGAATGCAGCATCCGCTAAGAAACTAGCATTCGACGACGCACTTGCTATGCTGCACAAGATAGAGGAGTTAGAGACTGACAAGGATCAGGTCGAGATTATAGACGCTGGTAAGAATGGTTTCGCAGAAGGCAGGGCTCGTGGAAAATAACCTATACAAAATATCAAAGGATCACATAAGCAAGAATGCCTTGATCTCAAGAAACAGGGCAAAGAAATGGGTTTACGGGTATGACAAGAAGTATGACGTGGTGGTTATATCTAAGGATGGAACCATAGGTGATGTCTATGACATAAATGGACTCAAGATAGCTATACCTTTAACGCCAAAGAAGATAGACGTAAAGGAAGATAAATGGGTTGCTTATGACTATCCGAAAGAGCTTTCAAAAATAAGAACAATATTTGATTGGAACAGGAAGGATAACCTTTTCAAGTCAAAATACGTCGATTTTATAGAGACAGAGTTTGACAGGAGAGAGGATGGGTACTGGTTCATGAATAACGGTATACCCACGTACATGACTGGATCTCATTACATGTACCTTCAGTGGACCAAGATAGATGTAGGACACCCTGACTTCAGGGAGTCAAACAGGGTATTCTATATATTCTGGGAGGCCTGCAAGGCTGACAAGAGGTGCTTTGGTATGTGCTACCTTAAGAACAGGCGTTCTGGTTTCTCATTCATGGGATCCGAGGAGTGTGCTAATATAGCAACAATATCTAGGGACTCACGTGTAGGTATCCTATCAAAGACTGGTAGTGATGCCAAGAAGATGTTTACTGACAAGGTTGTTCCTATTGTAAGAAATTATCCCTTCTTTTTCAAGCCTATTCAGGACGGTATGGACAACCCAAAGACAGAGCTGGCGTTCAGGGTTCCTGCGAGTAAGATCACCCGTAAGAATATGGACGAGGAGAAGGATGATGAGATTGAGGGGCTTGACACAACGATTGACTGGAAGAATACGGATGACAACAGCTATGACGGTGAGAAGCTTTTACTTCTTGTACATGACGAGAGTGGTAAGTGGTTGAAGCCAAATAATATTCAGACCAACTGGCGTGTAACTAAGACATGTCTCAGGCTGGGTAGTAAGATCATAGGCAAGTGCATGATGGGATCCACATCCAACGCACTCTCAAAGGGTGGTGAGCAGTTCAAGAGGTTGTATATGGATAGCGATCCATCCGTAAGGTCTGCAAACGGACAGACAAGGAGTGGGTTGTATTCATTGTTTATACCGATGGAGTGGAACTACGAGGGATACATTGATCAGTATGGATGGCCTGTGTTTGAGGATCCTTCTAAGCCAGTTATAGGTGTAGATGGCGAGATGATAGATGACGGTGTTATAACATACTGGAATAATGAGGTTGAGGCACTTAAGTCAGATCCAGATGCATTGAACGAGTACTACAGACAGTTTCCCAGAACTGAATCTCACGCATTCAGGGATGAATCTAGGCAGTCTATATTTAACCTTACAAAGATATACCAGCAGATAGATTACAATGACTCATTGATAAAGGACAGGGTTCTGACCAGGGGATACTTTCATTGGAAGAATGGTGAGAAGGACACAACGGTTGTATGGACTCCTGACAAGAAGGGCAGGTTTGTTGTGTCATGGGTTCCTAGTTTTGAACATAGAAATAATGTTATAAATAGGGGAGGTGTTAAGTATCCTGGTAACGATCACATGGGATCATTTGGATGTGATCCATACGACATATCTGGTGTTGTTGGAGGAAGTGGATCTAACGGTGCATTGCACGGGCTTACTAAGTTTCATATGGAGGATGCCCCGTCTAATGAGTTCTTTCTTGAGTACATAGCCAGGCCAAAGACGGCAGAGATATTCTTCGAGGATGTACTTATGGCGTGTATATTTTATGGTATGCCTATACTTGCAGAGAACAACAAGGCTAGGCTCCTTTACCATTTTAAGAACAGGGGATACAGAGGGTTTTCAATGAACAGGCCCGACAAAAACAAGAAGAGGCTATCTAAGACAGAGTTAGAGCTTGGGGGTATACCTAACACCAGTGAAGATGTAAAACAGGCTCATGCATCAGCTATTGAATCATATATAGAACAGTACGTAGGGTTTGATTCCGAGGGAACGTATAGAGATGCTGGCAACATAGGTAGTATGTACCTCACTAGAACTCTTGAAGACTGGGCAAAGTTTGAGATAAATAACAGGACAAAGTACGATGCCTCGATCAGCTCAGGTCTTGCTATAATGGCGAACAAGAAGTATATTTCTAATATACAGAAAAAAGAATCAAAAATAAGTATTAAATTTGTAAGATACGATAATCGTGGTAATAGAAGCGAAATAATAAAGTAATGGAGAAACCCTCAGTAATAATTAATCAATTACCCTTCCCAAACCAGATGGCATCTGACGAAGAAAAATCTTCAGAGAAATATGGACTAAGTGTAGCAAAGGCTATAGAGGGTGAGTGGTTTAAAAGAAAAGGAAATTCTTGTAGGTTTTACGACCAATGGGGAGAGTACCACAGATTAAGGCTTTATGCCAGAGGCGAGCAGCCAATGCAGAAGTACAAGGATGAGTTAGCCATAAATGGTGACATGTCTATGTTAAACCTAGACTGGACTCCTATTCCGATCATACCCAAGTTTGTAGATATAGTTGTAAACGGAATGAATGACAGGCTTTACAAGGTTAAGGCCGAGGCTCAGGACGTAATGTCTGCAGAGAAAAAGAATCAGTTTCAGGAGTCTATAGAGAAGGACATGGTTTCCAAGGACTTCTTAGAAATGACAAAGAAGGAGTTTGGTATCAATGCATTTAATATGGATCCTAACGAACTGCCAGCTGATGATCAGGAGTTGTCATTGTACATGCAGATAAACTACAAGCCTGGGATAGAGATAGCTGAGGAGGTTGCCATAGACACCATACTTAAGATGAACAAGTTTGACGAGGTTAAAAAGAACTTCGACTACGATGTAACAACGATAGGTATAGGTTGTATGAAGCATAATTTCATGGTAAATGATGGTGTGAATGTAGAGTATGTTGATCCAGCTAACTGGATACACAGCTACACGGAGAAGGAGGACTTCTCAGACTGCTACTACTTCGGTGAGGTTAAGCAGGTGCACTACACAGAACTATTAAAGATAAACCCAGACCTTACTGATGAGCAGCTTACAGAGATAAAGAACTCTAGCTCTGCATATAACAATTACTTCCCTATAATCAGAAATTATCAGGACGATGCATTCTTAAATGAGGTAGTTACACTGATGTACTTTAATTATAAGACGAGTAAAAGATTTGTCTGGAAGAAAAAAATATTAGATAACGGTGGAGAGCGAGTTATTAGAAAGGGAGACACATTCAATCCTCCGACAGGAGATGGTATTCCTTTTGAAATAATCGAGGCACCAAGAGAGGTTTGGTATGACGGAATACTTGTGGGTGGTTCTAACATATTACTAAAGTGGGAGATGGCTAGAAACATGGTAAGACCAAAGTCAGCCTCTCAGAGTGCCATGCCAAACTATGTGGCCCACGCACCAAGGTTATACAAGGGTAATATAGAGTCATTGGTTAGGAGAATGATTCCATTTGCCGATCAGATTCAACTGACACACCTAAAGCTACAGCAGGTGATGTCAAGGGTTGTACCTGACGGTGTATTTATAGATGCAGATGGTATCAATGAGGTAGACCTCGGAACGGGTGCCGCATATAATCCTGAGGACGCACTGAAGCTATACTTCCAGACTGGTAGTGTTATCGGTAGGAGCTATACACAGGAGGGAGAGTTTAACAACGCACGTATACCAATACAGGAACTTAATTCAAACAGTGGACAGTCTAAGATGGCTGCACTTATTGGAAACTATAACCACTACCTGAACATGATCAGGGATGTTACGGGTATAAACTCTGCAAGGGATGGATCAAGTCCTAACCCTGATGCACTTGTAGGTGTACAGAAACTAGCGGCATTGAGCTCTAATACTGCTACAAGACACATATTAAACGCAGGCTTATATGCAACAAGAAGACTTGCTGAATGCATATCATTGAGGGTTGGAGACATCCTTGAATATGCAGACTTCAGGGAAGAGTTCGCTATGCAGATAGGAAAATATAACGTCGCTATACTTGACGAGATAAGAGACCTGTACCTTTATGACTTTGGAATATTTATAGAGGTAGCTCCAGATGAGGAGGAGAAGCAGATGCTTGAGGCAAATATAAATGTAGCACTTCAGCAGAAGACTATAGATCTTGAGGATGCTATAGACATCAGAGGTATGAGCAATATAAAGCTGGCCAATGAGATGCTTAAGGTCAAGAGGCGTAGGCGTATGGAACAGATGCAGAAGCAGGCTCAACAGCAGCAGCAGATGAAGCTACAGTCAGACCTTAAGACTCAGCAATCAGCAGCACAACAGAAGGCACAGCTTATACAGCTTGAAGCACAGGCAAAGACACAGGTCAAGGAGGCAGAGGCACAGTTTGATATTCAAAAGATGAATGCCGAGGTTGAGGCTAAGAAGTACTTAATGGACCTAGAGTTCCAGTACAACATGCAGCTTAAGGGTATAGAGACCGAGTCATTGATGACAAGGGAGGACAAGAGAGAGTCCGCTAAGTCTGAAAGAATTAGTCAGCAAAATAGTGAGCAGTCTAAGCTTATAAACCAAAGAAAGAACAACCTGCCACCTCAGAACTTTGAGAGCACGGAGGACACTCTGGATGGTTTTGGATTAGAATCATTTGGCCCTAAATAGGATACAAAAATATTACTTAACTTTGTGGATAAATAAAATATAATAAAATGGCAGAAGAATATAAGGTAAGGGCTGTTGACTTTGAAGAGAAGTCAGCTCAGGAGATCGAGAGAGATCTTTTAGAAAAGGCAGAGAATGAAAACAACGAAGCTAACGGTAAGGGAGTGGAAGGAAGCCCTGAGGGTTCCTCCGCCTCACAAGAGCAAGAAGATATACAGCCGCAAGGCGAAGCACAAGAGCCGTCCTTGAATGACGGTGACGTTCTTTCATATATTGGTAAGAGGTACGACAGGGAGATAAATTCTTTGGATGATCTTTTCGAGCAGCGTAATGCTAACGAGGAGCTGCCAGAGGATGTATCGGCATTCCTGAAGTACAAGAAAGAAACAGGTCGAGGTATCGGAGACTTTGTTAAGATCAATAAGGATTATGACAATGTTAATGACGACCAGCTACTACTTGACTACTACTTAGAGCAGAACAAGGGATTAGATCCTGAGGATGTAAGCTTTGAGATAGAGGACAAGTTTTCTTATGATGAGGATCTCGATGAAGAGAGAGATATCAAGTCCAAGAAGGTGGCGAAGAAGAAAGAGCTTGTTAAGGCTAGAGATTACTTCAACTCTTTAAAAGAACAGTACAAGGTTCCACTTGAGTCAAGGGATTCCTTTGTTCCAGACGAAGAGAAGGAGGAGTTTAATAGCTACAAGAAAACAAAAGAGCAGCGATTGCAAAACGATCAGGAGCTTGCTAAGAGGGCTAAAAATTTTACAAGTAAGACGAGTGAATTATTTTCTGAGAACTTCGAAGGTTTCGGGTTCAATATATCGGACGATAACAAGGTTGTCTACAAGCCAGCTGATAGCAAGACCTTACTCAACGAGCAGTCTGACCTTAACAACTTTGTTAATAAGTTTACAGGTGAAGACGGATCGATTGAGGACTATGAGGGATTCCATCGTTCTATAGCCGTGGCTTCAAACCCTGAGAAGTTTGCCAAGTACTTTTACGATAAAGGTATGGCAGATGCGGTAGGCGATGTGGCTAAAGAGTCTAAAAACATTGACATGACTCGTCAGTCCACAAAGGTTACCCCTAAGGAGGGCGTACAGGTCAGGTCTATAGATGCAAGTCGAGGCAATAGATTAATTATTAAAAAACGTAAAAACTAAAAATTAGAAAAAATGGCTGGATCATTACAAACCCTTCCAGGTGTAGCAATTACACCTAGTTCGGTTAAGGCAACATTGCCTACAAATTACATCACCAATTTCGACTTCTTGACACAGTATCTTCCAGATACTTACGAAGCTGAATTTGAGCGATATGGAAACAGATCAATCTCATCATTCTTGAGAATGGTCGGTGCAGAACTTCCTACTAACTCTGACTTAATTAAGTGGGCAGAGCAAGGACGTTTGCATACAAAATACCAAGCGATGACTTTCGCTGCATTTGGTGCGACTGGTGCAGGACAGCAAGTGTTTACTATGGCGGGTGCTCCTGCAACAGGAATGGTATTTAGAGTTAATCAAACAGTATTTTTATCATCCGATCAAGCTGCAGCTGAGTCTGCAAAGGGTGTTATTGTTGCTGTTACTGCTAACTCTTTCACTGTAGCATACTACACAGATTTCGCTGCAAGTCCTTTTACAGGTGCAACAACTACTGTTACTGCATTTGTTTATGGATCTGAGTTTAAGAAAGGTTCTGCAGGTATGGACGGATCGTTAGAGGCTGAAGATTCAATCTTCTCTTGCAAGCCAATCATCATCAAGGACAACTACGAGGTGTCTGGATCTGATATGGCTCAAGTTGGATGGGTTGAGGTTACAACTGAAAACGGTGCTACAGGATACTTATGGTACTTGAAGTCAGAGCATGAGACTCGTCTACGATTTGACGATTACTTAGAGATGGCTATGGTTGAAGGTGTTCCTGCAGAAGGTACATCTGGAGCTGAAGTTTTCTTATCTACAAACGCAGGTACTGCTGGAGTAGATGCTGGAAACGCAGGTACTGAGGGTATGTTTGACACTATCGAGAATAGAGGTAACGTATGGTCAGGTGGTAACCCAGCTGCATTGGCAGACTTTGATACAATCGTACAACGTCTTGACAAGCAGGGTGCTATCGCTGAGAACGTATTGTTCTTAAACCGTCAGTTCTCTTTCGATATTGACGACATGTTAGCAGCTCAAAACTCTTACGGAGCAGGTGGTACATCTTACGGATTGTTTGACAATTCTGAGGAGATGGCACTCAACCTTGGATTCTCTGGATTCAAGAGAGGTTATGAGTTTTACAAGACTGACTGGAAATACTTAAACGATGCTACGCTTCGTGGAGGTTTGACAGGAGGTGCTGTAAACGGTGTTCTTGTACCAGCTGGTACTACATCAGTGTACGATCAAGTTCTTGGTAAGAACGCTAAACGTCCATTCTTACATGTACGTTACCGAGCTTCTGAGGCTGAGGATCGTCGATACAAAACTTGGATGACAGGTTCTGCAGGTGGAGCTATGAGTAGCGACATCGATAAGATGCAGGTTAACTTCTTGTCAGAAAGAGCACTTTGTGTTATGGGAGCTAATAACTTCGTATTGTTCAAAGGATAATACAGGACTATTTATATACCAGGGGTTTCGGCCCCTGGTTTTTATTGTAAAAATTAAATTAAAATAAAATGAAAAAGAAAAAATCAATACTCGAACCTAAGGACAGAGTATATTTATTAAAGGGAAACAAAGAACCTCTTGCCTACTTCATAGCGTCAAGAGACACACCAAGAAACAGACTGCTTTACTACGACGAAGAGAACAACATGAATAGACCTCTTCGATACGCACGTAATGCAAACTCACCATTTCAGGATGAGCAGGACAGTAATGTTATATTAGAGCCAATAGTTTTTGAGGATGGAATACTAAGAGTACCAAAGACAAATCCAGTGCTTCAGGAGTTCTTACACTACCACCCTAATAACGGGGCAGAGTTTTATGAGTTCGATGAAGAGAAAGATGCTCAGGATCATGTTGACTTCATGTACAATGAGCTTGATGCTCAGGTTGCGGCTAGAGATTTAGATTGGACGACAATGGAGGCCGTGGCTAACGTACTTATAGGAGGAAAGGTTTCCTCTATGACTGTGGCTGAGGTCAAGAGAGATATAATGCTTTACGCAAAGAGATATCCTCAGGACTTCATGGAGGCTGTTAACGATCCGTCTCTACGTGTAAATAACATAGCGTCAAGAGCTTTATCTGATGGCTATCTGTCATTCAGAAACAACAAGAAGGAGATATTTTATAATCTTAAGGAGAACAAGAAGAAGTTGATGACTATACCATTCGGAGAGGATCCGTTGTATACATTATCATCCTACCTTCAGTCTAATGATGGACTGGAGTTGTTCAAGTTCCTGGATGAAAAGATATCTGAGAATTAGTATATTTGTGGTATTATTAACCCATTAAATTTTTTAACAATGGCAAAGTTTTTATCTATTCCTGTAACAAATGAAGGGAATCAATTAGTTTCTGCTGATGATATTAAGATCATTAAGCAGGCATCTACAACCACAGTAACAGTAGTTTACGGTGGAGCTGCAGCTCAAGACGTTTTAACAATCACTCATGCAGCACTTGGTGCTGGATCTGAAGATATGAGAGACGTTATTCAGAATGCAGTTGTTGATGCACATCAGTCTGTATGGCATAATGTTGTAACAACTGTATCTCCTTCAAAGGCAGTAAGCGGAATCGTTATTGCGTAAGAGTAATATCACGTAATTCATTAAAGGCACTTTTTAATCGAAGTGCCTTTTTTTATTTATCTTTGTTAAAACTAGATAGATGATCAATCAAGTAAGAAATACTGTACTGTCTATAATCAGCAAGGAGAACAGGGGATACATAACCCCGTTTGAATTCAACCTGTTTGCAAAGCAGGCACAGCTTGAGATATTTGAGCAGTACATATACTCATACAGCACGTCAATAGTCAAGCAGAACGCAAGGCTACATGGCGAGGGGTATTCAGACATACCAAAAAAAATAGCGGACGTTATAGACACCTTTTACAAGCTGGCTACATTGACGTACACGGTGTCAAAGTTTACGCCACCTGACGACTATTACTTCGTGGACAAGCTTATATACAACACCTCTGTTGAGGTTGAGAAGGTAAGCCATAACAAGGTCCTGAAGCTTACGTCTTCAAACCTGACGGCACCTACTGTGGCATACCCAGTATACACACTAGACGAGACAGGATTTATAGTTTACCCAACAACGATAACATCAAACGTAAACATGGGATACATAAGGTACCCAGTGGATCCAAAGTGGACATACATAGCGACAAGTGTAACAGACTCAGATCCATTATTCTTTCCGACTGCTGCAGACTATCAAGACTTTGAGCTTCCTAAGAGTGACTTTGTAAACCTCGTGTTAAAGATACTACAGTACGCTGGTGTTTCAATCAGAGAGGCAGAGGTCGTTCAGGCTGCTAAGTCTGAAGAACTTCAGGACGCACAACAAAAACAATAGATATGGCATATATAACTAACTACCAATACTACACAAATGGAGGTGTCATACCTACAGACCTCAACCACGGAGAGTACCAGTACGTTTCCCTGGCTGACATCGTGAACAACTTCATGCTTATGTATGTGGGCAACGATAAGCTTGTTAATAACGTGGACAGGTACGCAATTCTATTTCATGCAAAGAGAGCTATACAGGAGCTTAACTATGACGCACTTAGAAATATAAAGGTGATAGAGCAGGAGATGGGAGATCAGCTTAAGATGGTCATGCCTCCTGACTACGTAAACTATGTACGTATATCAGTGTTAAGCGGAAATGTTCTTTTCCCATTAACAGAAAACAGGCAGCCTATATCTGCGACAGGATATCTTCAGGATAATAACCTGGACATACTTTTTGATTCCGCAGGAGAGATTGTTACTGGAGATTCAAGGGTAGACATACTAAGGCAGGAGAAGACTCTATACATGGGAGGCGGTGCATACAACGGGTGCCATGGATATAACTACAACGGTGACTGGTACTTTGGTTACAGGATGGGTGGCAGATATGGACTAGACACTGCAGAGGCAAACAACAACCCAAGGTTCTCAATAAACAAGGCCGCTGGTGTGATAGATTTTTCTTCAGGTATAGAGAACAAGCACATCGTACTTGAGTACGTGTCTGACGGCATGGAGAACGGAGACGACAGCAAGATTACCATCAACAAGATGGCTGAGGAGTACATGTACAACTACATAAAGTGGGCCCTGTTAAACAATAAGACGGGTGTTCAGGAGTACGTTATCATGAGGGCTCGTAAGGAAAAAACAGCCACGCTAAGGAATGCAAAGATTAGACTAAGTAATCTACATCCATCCAGGCTTTTAATGAGCCTAAGAGGTAGAGATAAATGGATTAAGTAAGTATGGAACTAAAGAAGACATTCCTGGGAGGGAAGATGAACAAGGATCTTGATCAAAGGCTTCTGTCTGGAGGTCAGTATTCAGATGCTCTAAATATAACTATAGACACGTCTGAGGGATCAAACATAGGATCGGTATCTAACTCGTTAGGCAACGGCTTAATTGGTGATATATCGGCAGTTTTAGCTGGATACGTCCCAACCATAAACACCACAAATGCAAGGACGATAGGTGCCATAGCATACGAGCCCCTGAACCTTATATACTGGTTCGTTTCGTCTGACGAGTACGACGCTATATTTGAGTACAACCAGATAGACAATACAACGGCACAGGTTCTGCTTTCCACAAAGAGTGGAGGTAACCCTAGTCAGCTAAACCTGAGCCAGGAATACCTTATAACGGGAGTAAACTACCTACCAGGTCACAAGGATAATGGTGCACTTCTTTTCTGGACAGACAACCTAAACGCACCTAGAAAGATAAACATTGCGAGGGCAAAGCAGTACTCTGTAAATGATTCTAGGATAGATATCGATATAGATGTGATACTAAGGCCACCACTAAAATCTCCAGTAATATATCCAGTAGAGTCAGAGATTGTAGAATCTACTAACATGGAGGAAAGGTTCTTGTACTTTGCATACAGGTATAAATACGTAGATAATGAGTACAGCTCAATGTCTCCTTTTTCCGCTGTAACTTTTAAGCCTGACACCTATAATATAGATTTCTTAGATGGCATAAACAAGGCGATGATAAACAAGTACAACGAGTGTAGAATTGTATTTGAGACAGGAAATCAATTTGTAAAAGAAATACAGCTACTTGCATATGACACAAGGAGTCTTAATGTCAAGATAATAAAGTCTGTAAACAAAGAGGATGAGGGTGTCAGTGATAACGGTGTATTTAACTATACATTTAGTAATAACAAGATATACGCACCACTCACAAACGATCAGATAACTAGAATGTTTGACAATGTACCTTTGCTTGCTAAGTCTCAAGAGATAATAGGCAACAGGCTTGTTTACGGAAACTATACACAGTTTAGAGATATAACTGACGCTAATGAAAATGATATTAATATCGACTTTAATGTCTCATACACATCTGTAAATACAAATGTAGGAACGCCTATATCCACATTCAGAACGGACAGGGATTACGAGGTCGGTATAGTATACGGTGATGAATACGGAAGAATGACCACCGCATTTATAAGTGACAATAACTCGGTATATATACCCTCATCGGATTCTGACAAGGGCAATAGTATTAAGGTAGATATAAACAGCAATGGGCCTACCTGGGCTACCAACTATAGACTTGTAATTAAACAAGCAAAACAGTCTTACTATAACATATTTCCTGTATGGTTCTACTCGGACGGTGCATATAGATACTTCAGAATAACTGAGTCAGACAGAGATAAGTTTAAGGTTGGAGACTATGTTATATTTAAGTGCGACGGAACAGGGCCTACATTTTCAAACGAGAAGTATAAGATACTTGAGTTTGAGTTAAAGGAGTCAAACTTTTTAGGAGGCGAAGAAATAGCAGCCCTGTACTTCAAGATAAAGGTTGATGACACGGCACAGTTTAACGAGGACAACCTACCTCAGTTTGGATCAGTCTCATTAGGGGGGAATAGTATAGATGGAATTGTAGGAAACTTTGGATTCCCTAGATTTGAAAGAGAGCCTATATATGGTAATTTTTTTATAGGGCTAGACAAGACAATATTTTACGGTAAAGGGGACTCTAACTCCTTAACAGTAAGTCCTTTGTCTGGAGATGCGGGAAGTGCAGAGGAATCTGAAAGTGAGTCAGATCAAAATATAAGAACTGCATTAAATAATGATGTTAGGATAACTGTTGAGATTCAAACGGTAAATCCAACTACATATAGATGGACACCATCATTAGACCTTCAGTTCTGGGAGCAGCAGAATATACCAATAGGAACAGTCACAGACGTTGTACTCACTAACGGCGGACCTGATCCAGATTCTGGACCTCAAGCATATGTTAGGCTAGATTTTGATGAAAATGGTACCTACTATGTAAAGGATAGATGGAAGATAAACATGAGATGCAATGAGGAGAATTTCCCTAAAGCATATCCTATCTTTTCTTCAAACGCATATCCTAATGCCACTATATTTAATGTTACACCACCTCATGATATAAATGCTAATAATTCTATAAATAATACGCCAGAGAATGAAGGACTAGGTGCATTTTATGGAGGATTTGCTGTGGTAAATGGAGGTGCACAGGCCAATGATGCAAATGGTAAAGAGGTTGACAGAAAGATTAATCAAGGTGACCATATTACTATACGTATAAAAAAAGATAGTCAGAATCCAAATGCTTATACAGAGCCTCAGGAATTTTTCTCACCAGCTGACTATGAAAATATAGAGGAATGGTTCATAGAGTCTGGTGCGTACAAGCAGTACATACAGCATGACAGCAACGGCAATGACATAGGTGCTCAGGGTGTGTGTTTCAGAAGAGGTAAATTTGACGAGGATGCACCAGGTCAAAACATATATACAGGACTTGATCTTGGTTTTTGGGGCAGTGTATCAGGATTAAATGATGTTGAAAATATTATAGAAAGAAAAAATTATCCTGTAAGGATGTTTATACCAGGCCTACCGACTCAGTTTGATGAAGATAATCTCATCGAGGTGACATTTAATTTAAAGCAGTCTGGACCTATATCATGCGAGACTGATCCTTTAGAGAACGATGTAGAGGTATATCACGAAGTAACAGATTCTTACGACATAAAGAACGGACTACATAAGGTTGGGTGGAACTATGCAGACTTTACAGATTCATCTACAGTATTTCCAGGTCTTACATTCATTGCAGGTAAAACAGTTCTAGGTCCACTGGATCCAACCAATCCACAGCCTACAGATAAGCCTCACAACTTTACGATAGGTCAGCAACTTTATGCGTCTGGGACATCAAGTATTCCATCTATAAATCCTAGTACGGGACTTTCATACTATAGCGTTGCATACGTACCCAATCAGTACTGCGTGGTTATTGATTTTGCATTTCCTGGATCTGCACCAGCAGAGCCAGCTATATTATACCATCAGAACTGGGAGGGTGATCAGACAGCAAGTCAGCCTGCATCTATAGAAATAAATCAAACATCTGCAAAAAACAGCAGCTTCAATGCCTACTCCTTTGGTAATGGCGTGGAATCGTATAGAATAAAGGACGACTTCAATGCACCAGAGATGAAGTACAGCCCTAGAGTTACAAGCATTATAGAGGACTACGAGAACGAGCGTAAAGAGGCCTCACTAACGTACAGTGGTGTGTTTAGGGGAGATACATCTATAAACAGATTGAACGAGTTTAATCTTTCACTGGCAAACTTTAAGGATCTGGACAGGGAGTTTGGATCAATAGAAAAGCTTTATGCTAGAGATACAGATATATTTGTGTTTCACCAGGACAAGATAAATAAGGTTCTTTATGGAAAGAATGTATTGTTTGATGCAGTCGGAGGTGGACAGGTCGCATCCATACCTGAGGTTTTGGGTAATGAGATGCCGTTTCCTGTGGAGTATGGTATCAGTAACAATCCAGAGAGCTTTTCGACAAATGCAGGTGATATGTACTTCTCAGATTCAAGAAGAGGAGCCGTGATTGGTATAGAGAGAGGATCCGTGAATGAGATTTCTTCTTTGGGTATGACTGATTATTTCAGGGATGAAATGAAAGACAATCCAAACAAGCAGAAGCTTGGAGGATTTGATCCATACTCAAACAGATACACATTAGCAACTGAGAACGCAAGAAGATCAAACCCATGTAACCTAACATTAAGACCAACATCCAATACCTTTGCAAACAACACTGGAGGGGTGTCTCTGTTTATGTTTAATATAATTACATCGCTGTCATGGTCAATAACCCTTGTAGACACAGGATTTGGAACATCATGGGTTAATCCGTCTACCACTACTGGGTATGGTGCTCAGAATATTTATTCAAATGTTGCAAATAATTTTACAGGTTCCACAAGAACTATTAACTTTGTTGTGACATACTGCACAAGTCAGACTCAGATATTTACACTTACCCAGTCTGTAGGTAAGCCAATATCTTTAGATCTTATGGTGGTAAACAAACCAGAAAATAAAAAATGAAACTAAGTCAGTCTTATCAATACACAGGGAGTAGTGAGTTTACGTTTGACAATGTATTACTAGGCCCCACAGGTATAGCTCTATTTGATCAAAGGACAGGAATTGGAGGCGTTGATTTCATTCCATACCACGGATCTACGGTTACTGTAAAGGCTGGAGATCCATCTACTGAATACATTGAATTTTCACCTAGTTTAAATAATAAGATATACTACCTGGTAACAGATCAGGAATATTCAGATTCAGACAAGGCAACAATAAAATCATTGGGAACTTCTGTAAATGTACACTTTAACGGAACGGATTACCAGGGAGACTTTGTTTTTCAGAATCCAAACAACTTTGAGTACCTATACCTTATGTGGGATTATGAGGATTCTATAGGTACAGGAACGGCATCATTTAAGGGTATAGTATCGTCAAGATCAGTAGCATTAAATTTAGGGACAGACATAGGTCTTGCTGGAATAAATTATCAGGCTATAGACTTACCTGTTAGGTTTCAGATAAGATGGAATAATGGTCTTATAGCAGACACTGGTTATGTTGGATTAAATTCTACAGCAAACTATAATGCATTAATAGCTGCAGGTGTTGATGCGTCTGATATAAAACTTCAGTCTCCATACGATGGAACTGTTAATAATGGTACAGGATCTCTTTTATTCGACAAGTTTTCTTCTACGGATGATGCTCAGGTCGTTGTAGACTCACCACTTGCAAGCTCTGTATGGATAGTAAACAGGGTTATGCCTAGTCTAAAATCATTCTTTATAGACATAACTAATGGTACAGAGGCAAACGTATGTACCCAGTGTCCAACAACACAATATTATCATAATGGAATAGGTTTATTGCCAACTCTTAATGACAGAATATACACAACTTCAAATGGATCATCATTATACAATGGTAACTCTGCGTTTCATATGATAGATACCGTGACGTGCACGGTTCCTAGTTCTACAGGAAAGTCATATGTGGGTGTGGATTCGGTAGGTAATGTGAGATCTATAGATCCATGTGACTGTCCTGAGTTTGCTGTACCATTCATATATCAGGAAGACATAGTAATTAACTCAAGAGAGGCTGTAAACATACCTATAAGCGTGTATGGAAATCCATCATCATTTACCGTGGTAAGCACCTGTTTAGGACACACCCTTACGGGAGGATCTCAGTCAACATTATTTAGCTACACAGACTGTAACTCAGAAACACATAGAATTACTATACCTGCATTTCAAAGTAGGGTAATATGTACAACATCAACACCTACTATAATACGAG